CTCATAGACTGCATACGATGTCAAGGAAACGCCCGCGCCGGAAACTACGAGCGACTTTCTCAAGCCCCATTCGCCCGTGCTGATGTTTGCAGTTCCGAGGCACTCCACGGAAACGCTGCCGGCATCGTCAGTCCAGACAACGGTGCGGCCCTTAGAGGAGCCGCCTGCGTAAGACACCTGCAGGTCTGTGACCTCAGTGAACGCGACGCCGCCCCACGTTACAGACAGGCCGGTTGAGTGAGTCGCCACGGCTTCCTCCGCTGGCGATCAAGCAACCTGAAACGAGGCAGAGCCCTTGCAGGCGTCATTGACGCTGAGCGTAATGGTGCTGGACTTGCATGTGGCGTTAGCAGACAGCGAGATACCGCCAGTGATGCTAAGCGTGCCGCTGAGGCCCTGCGAAATCGGGGCACCACTTGACAGGTAGTCAATGGTCACTTCCTTGCCCGTGTCTCCAGCGCCGCCCTTTAGTGGACGCGCGAGCGTGGCAACGGTTTGCCCAGCTGTCTGGCCAAGGTGCGAAACGTCAATAGAGTCGGTGGCGTTGTTGTCGGCAATCGTGTAGGTGATGTTCGTGACTGTGTACGTCGTGCCGGCGAAAACAAACGTTGTGCCGGAACCATCATGCGGGGTCGAGGGCATTGGTTACTCCTGCCACCAAAGGTCGTACTGCTGTGTGATCTGATACGCCGGCGGTAAGTCAGAACCGGCCAGCGTTACCAAGTCGTCGGTTTCGTTTTCAAGCGACACCTGCGACACAGTGCAGCCTAGGACTTCGCCCCCGTATCCATCCAGAACCGAACGCATGGCGTCTGCGACCTGGCGGGCCTGTTCGTAGGTGGCTGCGTAAATGCTGTACTCCACCGTGACCTGCGGTATCCCGGCAGGACTTTGGAGCGTCTGCGTGCGTCTGATCGCCGTACGCCTCCACGTCACAAATGGCAGCGAAGCGGATACCGGGGCCAACGTTGGGTACGTCCCGGTGCCGATGAGCAGGGCGACTTCTGGGCTGGCATCAAGCACACGCTTCAGGGCGGCTTCTGGCGACTTCAGCATCAGAGTCCTCCTGCGTCGCGAAACTTGCGTTGGTATTCCGTGGCGGCACGGGTCAACGCCTTCCGCATTTCCACGTCGAGAGTTGTCTGCATCTGGCCCTTCGACTTATTGAAAGCCTTCTGCAGCGGATGACGCGCAGGAGATCCCGCAACAGATCCGCGAGCAATGAAGTCAACCGGGTACAGCCCTCGGCCAGTGAAGGGCCCGCGAGAGCGAAAAGACGAAAGCAAACCGCCTGCGGGTTGCTGCTTTACCCTGACGGCTATGGTGCGAATGCGGCCACCAAGAATCACTTTCTTCTTGGCAACCTGCCTGCTCTTGCCTGGGGATCGCGGCCTTGTGCCGAACTCCACTAGGTGCGAGTGGTAGGCCCGATTCGGCCCCTTGAGCACAGAGCCGCCAGTGAACGCAGGCACTGCGCCTTTTTGGCTCGCTGTGTTGGTTGGGCGTCGAAACCCGACAACCACCACGCTCACCGGGAGATTGGCCCTGTTGTTCGTGTACTTACGGTCAACGCTTGTGACGCTGGCTAGTAGGTTTCCGGTAACTTGGCCAAGCGATGAAACCTCATTCCGCAGAGCGTCCTGCCCAGGCTTGGCTGCCTTTCGCAATGCCTGGCTCTGGTATTTAAGGCTTATTTCCTTCGGCAGCTTCTTGAGTTCACGGACAATATCATCAAGCGTCTTGAGGCCATAAAGCCCTTTGGCCGTCTTGCTCTTTCCAAGTGACAACTGAATCAGCGACGGGCCTTCGGCGAATATGTTGCTCACGCCACCACCTCTTGGCAGATGGCCTCGTGCTCACTGCGGTTGCCGTGCTCGAGCAGGCTAACAATCTCCAGCACACGCCCACGCCACAGACCACGCATCTGCTGCGTCAGGCCAGTCAAGTGACGCATTCGCACCTTGTGCGTGATGGTCACGTCCATCTGGCCGGCAGCCAGAGCCTCGCGGGCCGTTACGCCTTCAACGCTGGCCCACACAGTTGAGAACGTAGCCCAAGAAACGATTGTTTCCCCGAGGCTGTTTCTAGTCTCAGTGGCCTGCTGCCACGTCACGCGCTCGCGGAGCTTGCCGGCGTCAATCATGTGCCGTAAAGCACGACGGTGTAGGTGCCCGTGCTTCCTTGGTTTCCGGTGATTGTGAACTGCCCGGTATCGTCACCACCGACGCAGGAAGCAGACACGATGCTGTCGTTTGACCGGATGGTGGCGTTGCCGATTGCCAGACGCTTGAAGCTTCCGCCCGTGCCGTCAAAGCGAAAGACGGCGTAGTTCACAGACTGAATGGATACGTACTCTCCATCAGCACCACGAAACGAGCCGGTGTGTGAGATTGTCGAGCTGGCCGTGCCCAGCGTCCCAGTGATCACCGCAACCTTGCCCGTGGTGTAGGCTTTCGAGTCCTGCAGACTCACCACCTTGAGCGATGCTGTGCCGTCCTTGTCGTGAAACAGCACGTCTACGTTGATTCGTCCTTCAAGGCTCATTGGTAGCTGCCCCATTTCTGCGACGAGAGAAGCGATTCCACAGCAAACTCCAGTTGCTTGCTGATGCTGCCAACGAGCACCGTGCTGCGGTTCTCGTACCAGAAGCCCACAAGCATGAGGCAGGCGTGGCGAATGGCAGCAGGCACGCTTGAGCCAGCGGCCCCGTAGCCGGCCCACCACGTCACGCTGATGGCGTTGTCGTCCATCAGGTGCGGCGGCCACGTCTGGCCGTACAAAGTCTTCACCGCCCCTGGCGTGCTGCTTCGGTCCACGCGGTAGCTGGCCGTGGAGTAGGTGGCTGTCGTGCCGTTCTCATAGGTGAACGTCAGGGCCACCGCCGTGGTCGTGCCGGCCGTCGCCATTGGCGGCCGTGGCAGTTCAATGTCATGGGTGCCGTCTGGCGGAAACGAGTCAAACCGCATCACCCACTGCGTATTGACCAGCGTGCGATCCAGGTACTGTTCGCACCACTCGCGGGCTGCCGTAATCAGCGTGCCGATGTAAGCGTCATCGCCGCTGGTATCAACCCGCAGGTGGGCCTTAGCTTCCGCGAGCGTGACGGGCTCAACGGCTGGCGGCGTCTGTCGAGTCAGGCTTCGATACTGCACGGCGGCCTCTTCGCTTTGGGGTGGCGTCTGCGGTTTCTACGTCGTGCTCAAGGGCAGCCGTTTCAATCAGCGACGGCTGGTTGTCTTCCACCGCGACACGCTGAGCGAGCAGCTGCGTGCTGATCCCGCCAGGAAGCTCAGCCACTTGCCCCTTGCGGTAGCCACGCCATGCGCGGGTAAACATAATCTTCGGCATTAGCCCACACTCCATGCAGATTCTGGCGGCTTGCCCGTGTTCGTGAACTCAGTAGTCCACTGAAATACAGGGGCGGTAAGGTTCTTGCCGGGCCACGTCACGACGTACTCGCCATGGCCCAAAACGACACGCGGCGAGACGAAGACGCGGTTGCCGCTGTCTCGCCAGTTTCTCCACCACCAGATGTCTGGATCGGTGCGGCCATCGTTCCACGAGCCTTGCGGGTCTGGCTTGCTCCAGAACCACGGTTTTTTTGTTCTTTTGAGAGCCGCCGTGCTGATGACAGTGCAGCCGAAGTGTGCCGTGTCCACTTCCTGCACGGGCTCAGCAAACCACTCTTTTGGCACCTGCGTGTGGCCGTCCTCTGGCGGTGCGTCAAGCGTTCCCTGGAGCGTCAGCATGGGCCGGCCGTCTTCGCGTTTCGTCTGCATGCCGGTAATCGCGTCGCACTGAAACGTCATAGCCATTGCGAATAACTGCTCAACGTCCTGCTTGGTGAAAAACGTGTCGTAGTCAATGGCCAGCAGGTACTCGCACGAGTCGATGAACTGCTCCATCACGCGAGTGTTTACTTGATCCCAGAACGCACCCGTGCCCATCGTGGGGCGAATGCCGAGCGGCATCAGGGCCTGGGCCCAGGCGAAGTGGTTGGCCGTGAACGAAAGCCGTGGCATGGAGAGCACGGCCTCCACCCTGATGTCAACTTCGGTGCCACCTACCTTGACGAGCATGCGTGCCTCAAAGAAAGAGAGCGGGCGGCCCCGTCGTGGAAGCCGCCCGCTCAAGATTGCACACTCGTCAAGCCGTCAGGCTCACGCACCCACGAGGCCGATCATCGGGCCGGCCACGGTGTCGGTGCCCAGGTTCGCGTGCGTGATGGCGACGCGAGCCACTGCCCGAATCACGGTCTGGTCCGACAGGAAGTTGACCTGGTCGCTCGACGCGATCTCGATGGCCTGGCGGATGCCGTAGTAGGAGCTGTTGGCCATGTTGCCGTACAGCGCCATGATGGCACCCGTCGAGTCCGCACCGGCCGGCAGGCGGTCGGTGAGAACCACTTCCGAACCAAGGAAGGTCGGCCCCATGCCCTGCGACAGACCCACCGACCCGCCCTGGGCCAAGTCAAGGTTCTGCATGCACGCCGCGAAGAAGAACGGCGAGCAGAACCACTTGGCACCCGCACGCGAGTGCTGCGGAACCCTGGCCATCATGGCCAGCAGGTTCGCCTTAGTCACCTCGTCGGGCGTGTCACCGGCAGCCGTCACGAGCGAGGCGGCGTAGGTGGCAGCAGACGCCGCCAGCAGGCCACCCGTGTAGGTCGTGACGAGCCCGGCAACCGCTGGAGCGTTGCTGGGGTTGCCGCTCCACGCAGCCTCTTCGACGGCGTTGGAGAGCGTCAGTGCCAGCTCCGCAGCGATCCAGTCGGCGATTGATACGATCGAGTCCTGCAGGAGCTCGCTCGCAATCGTCACCGCGCCCGTGACCTTCTTCGCAGTCAGAGTGACCTGATTGGAAGTGGGGTCGCTGGCAGTGATGGCCGAGTTCTCATTGATCCAGTACGCGGTCGCACCGGCCGTGCGGCGTGGGAACAGCAGCACGTCGCTCGGCATCACCACGTTGGTGGCGTTCTGAGCAAAGGCCGAGTACTGATCCACGAGTCGGATCACGGTCGAGGAGAGCACATCAGGCACGAAAGCCGCACCAGTGGTACTGCCGGTCGAGCCCTGGGCACGAGCCTCAACGCCGTGGTCTTGGCACCACCGCTTGGCGTCGGCGTCGCCGCCCTTCGCCTTGAACCACATGCCCACCGAGTAGGCGTCCTTGGCGTTCTCAAACGCACGGAGCCGGCCCGAGAACGGCACCGCCTCAACGCGGACCTTCTCGCTACGCTCTTCGGTCACTTCGGGAGCCGGCGTGCAGCGGTCAACCACGCTGCGGAGATTCTTGGCCGACTCGGCCACCGACTTCTCAAAGTCGATCCGCTTGGCCAGCTTGCCGGCCTCGGTGTTCATCGCCTCGAGTTCAAGATCGCGCTCGGCAATCTTGTCGGCATCGGTGCTCTCGATCGCACGCACGGCGTCGATACGGTTGGCGAGGTTAACGGCCTCGTCCTGCAATTTCTTGAGGTTGTCCACGTGGTATATCTCCGCCGGCGGTATTGCCGATGGATTCCACTGTGCCTCTAGCGTGCCGGCCTCTTGCAGTAGCGGACTTCAGAAAGTGTTGTTTTCACAAACACCACGCCGCGAGCGCCGCACCTTGGGCAGCGCATGTAACGCTGCGTCTCTTCGCCGCATGCACGGCTTGAGCGTGTCCGCAACTTCTCGCCGCAGGTGCAGCGGGCCTCAGACATTCTTGAGCCTTAAGGTGGCAGCCCAGGCGGCGGCGACGCCCCGCAAGGCCGAACGCGAACTAACCGCCCGAACTGCCGGCTCTTCGGCGGACTGCGATGCAATCCATGCCTCGTATGAACGCTGAGCAACGGTAACGCTGCTTGCCGGGTAGGCGGGCGTCAGAACAACGGAAACGTCTACGAGCGAACTGACTTCCCGCACTTCTCTGACTGCGCCTTGCTCGTCGCTAGACCACCTGTCGCCCTTGCCCGGTTCAAGGCCGAAGGCGAAGCTACTGCCCTTAAGGTCACGCCGTCTGACCAGCTCCATCGTGTCGCGCCCCACCTGCGTATCAGGCGGAATGACGGTATACCGCAGCCCCTTGTCATCGCTGGTGAGCTCCAGCGTGCCGCTGGCTGACCGGCCGAGAATCAGGTCAGGATTGTGGTTTAGCAACGCCACAACGTCCTGCTTGCCGCGCTGGCGGTTGAGAACTTTATCGAACGCACCCGGCAAGATGATCTCGCGGAACTGCGAACCACCTTCACGCAGCGGAAGGCTGAAGCGGTTGTAGACAGCGGCATACCCCGTCAGCACCTGCGTGCCGTTGGCCCGAGTCTCAATAGTGAGCTCGGCTTCTGGGCACTCGTCAAACGCAAGGCAGCGGCGCTCAAGTTCCATCGGGCGTGTCCTCCTGGGCGGTAGTCGTGTCTTCGGCATCGTCTTCTGGCGTGCCGTCCGCTGGCTCGCCCGGCGTGTCCTGCGGCATCGGCTGCGGATCTTGCGGCTGTGGCTCGCCCGCCTTTTCTAGCGTGGTCATGTTCAGCTGAATGAAGTGCTGATCGCCTTGCGGGCCAATCGGGTTGAGGTTCTCGAGCTCACGAATCTCGTTCACCGTCATCCAGCCATTCTGCAGGGCCGAAACGTAGTAGGCAGACCGGCTCGCGTGGTCGCCGCGAAGCAGGCCACTCACGCTGTGCTCAGCGAAATACTTCTCGTCATCTACGATCAAGTCACGGCTGATAGCTGCTTCCCACCGCTTCAAGTGCGGGAGCAGGCAATGCTGCACAAACTCCGTCCCCTGAACTTCGATGTTATTAAACGTACTGCGGTCCAACATCTGGATCATGTGGGGCGGCACGCGAAACGCCCGGCAGATTTCAACCACTTGAAAAGCCCGGCTCTCAAGCATCTGGGCTGCTTCGTTTGAGCCGCTGAGCTCGTGGGCCTTCACGCCGTTAGGCAGCACGGCTGTGCGGAAAGCACGATCAGCACCACGGTGCATCCGCTCCCACTGCTCGCGAAGTCGCTCGGCCGCTTCGATGGGAATCGGGTTGTCACTCTCCAGCACGATGCCGGGCCGAGCACCGTTGCCGAAATACGTGCTGCCGTGTGTCTCAAGGGCCTGGGCCAGGCCAATGGCGTTCTGGAAAATCTTGTATGTCGGGATCGCCTTGATGCCGTCTTCGGTCGTGAATCGCAGGGCAAAAATCTGCTCCTGGCTGTAGATCGTCTGCTGCCCACTTGGCTCGCGGTAGCGATACCGCAGCGTGCCATCAGACAACCGCTCAGCCTCCATGCGGCTGCTGTGCAGCGGCCACAACTCAGACACGGCACCTCGAGCACCTGGGCGAATCTCGGCGTAGCTCGCACCGTAATGCAGGTACATGCCGGTCATCCAATCCCGAAACTCCTGAGCCGTCTGCCACGGGTTAGGCTGCTGGTGCAGGAGCCGATAGACAGGATGGCTCGTGGCCTTCTGTTTTCCGCCGTTGGCCATGCGCTCGTAGATGTGCAGCGGCAGGGCTGATACCGCATCTGATATGACGCGGATGCAGGCCGTGTAGGCCGAGCACGCCATTGAGTTGTCAGCGTTGACGCGAATGCCGGAAGGCGTGCGGCTGGAACTCACTTCGGGCCAGTCGATGCCACGCAGGTCGAACATCTTGAAGTCAGCGGCTGCGTTTTCGCTCATAGCGTCATCATGTCCCAGGACTGTTCTGGCGTGGCTGCGGTTGCCTTCTGCCACAGCCCGATGGCCATGACTAGCGACACGATGCCGTCTATGCGTTCTGTGCTCTTGGCCTTGCTTGGCTTAATGTTTCCGGCTGCGGAATCCTGCTGAATGGCCACGTTGGCGGCCTGCCAGCTGAGGACGGGGTGCGCTCCGTGTATCAGTTTTCCAGACACGCACCAGTTTTCTAGTTGCTTCGAGGGCGCGGATAAAGATCCATAGCCCTGTCGAAAGTCTGACATGGGAAGCCCGTCGCCTTGCAGTTGTTGGCCGAGTTGCGCGGAGTTCCACGGGTCCAGGCCGATGCCGCAGACCTTGTACTTGCTGGCTATGGCGTTGATGTCTGAACGCACCTGATCGAAGTCTGTGACGTTGCCATCGGTCATGTTCAGATGCCCCTGCCGATGCCAAGTCAGGTAGGGCACTTTGTCGCGTCGCTCTCGCTGGTGGGCGTTGTCGCTCGGGATCCAGAAGTGCGGCTCAATCCAAAACGTGCCGTCATCAAGCGGGAACAGCAGCACCAGGGCCGTGGTGTCAAACGTCGTGGCCAAGTCGAGCCCGGCCCAGCACTTGCGGCCGGCGAGATCAACAGGACAGGGCTTGTCGCCCTGCTGCCAGTGATCCATCCGCAGCCACCTAGTTGACTGTTCCGTCCATTGGTTCAAAAAAAGTTGGCGAAAAACATTTTCATAAGTCGGCATCTCAACCGCTCGAGCACATTCGCTCCGCAGGAAGTCCATGCGCACGGAAACGCCAAGGTTTGGATTGGCCTTCTTCCACGTCTCTTCGGCTTTCCAGTCATCCGCAATGTCGGCCGCATAGATGGCTGGCAGGAACGTCTCGTCTTTCACGGTGCCGGCGGCCACAGCCTCAGCGTATTTCCAGATTTCCCAGCAGACGCTTTTTCGGTCAAAGCCTGCCGTCGTGAGCGCCACCGTGAGCGGCTGACGCCGAGCGCCCTGGCTGCTGAGCATTACTTCCCACATCTCGCGGTTCGAGACGTGGAGCTCATCGAAAATGACACCATGTGCCGAGAGCCCATGTTGAATACCGGCCTCTGCACTCAACGCCTTGTACGTTCCGTGCGTCGCCTCCCGCACGATGGCGTTTCTGTAAACCTTGAGATGCTGACGCAGCACGGGTGACTGCTCGACATAGACGCGGGCCATGTCAAAGACGAGCCTGGCCTGATCGCGTGAGGCTGCACACGAATAGACTTCGCA